ACAAACCGCAAAAAATGGACATATAAAATGTTTAGAAGAACCTTTGACTGCAATTAGATGGGATGAGCGTTGCAGCTAACGGCTGGCAATATGAAACGGTTGCCTAATAAGACGTTTCAAATTTACTAACAGCCTATTGGCAACTGTTTTATATTGCTTGTTAGGCGTATACTTTTGGTTATGAATATTTCAAGTACAATAATTACATTCCGAATTGACATTGATTTTGAAGGGTCTGATGTTGATATGGTTTTAAAAGAAATGACATCACGTGGAGTTACTTCTCCTGTTCCATCAATTTTATGCGATGGTGCTAAAATTAAAGTTGATAAAAAGAAACTACCCAAAACACCAACTGAAGCAAGTGTTGATTTTGCTTTGCACTGGCTATGGGGATTTGTTGATAAACAAAGAATGTGTACTACAACTGGAAGAAGTGCAAAATTTCAGTTAAGAGAGGATGAAAAAACTGAATTAGAAAAAATAGGAATTGATGTTGTGAGCATTTACGGATTAATGCAAGGATGTTGTCACTTAATCTGCGAGTGTGATATATCAATTTTTAGTAATGAACTTGTTGAAAAAGCTAAAGGTATAACTAAAGATATTTTCAAAAAGTTTGTCAAGTACCACAGAGGCTAATTTAAAGTTACGCCTAACGNNTGCGGGTGNNGCTACGTTGCCGAACTAAATAAAATTGATAATATTAAAAATAAAACAAATGACAAACAAAAAACAAAATATCGAAACCCAACAAGGCAATGGAGTTTTACCCGTTGTTAGCGGTTCGGCTTTAATTGCTGAATTTATGGGATGGGAAAAGTACGAAGATGGAACTACTTATAAGTTTCCGAACCTTTATCCTATCTACAATATTGATGATAAAGAAAACACTGGATGGGTAAGCGAACAAATTTCAAACGCTGAATTTCATACCCGATGGGATTGGTTAATGCCTGTATTAGAAAAACTTTGCAGAAAAGAAATAGGCGATGGAATTGAATACGTTAAATACGCAACTCCAAGAACTTTCGGAATGCTGAATGAAGAAACGGGACAAATAATGGTTAGACTTAATGGCTTTCAATTATTTCAAGCTGATACACTTATAGAAGCTACATTTTTAGCAATCGTTGATTGTTTGCAGTGGCTTTCCCAAGCTGACCGCTAATAGATGAAAGCTACACGCTGGTTTACAATGTCGAAGACTTGGAAACAGAAGCGTGATTAAAACACATAGCAGACATTGTGAACTGGGGTGTAGGTTATGTTAGGGAATGTTACGCTGAGTTAGGTAGAAAGTTCCATTTGGGTTTTAGCTTTCATCTATTAGGCAAAATTAAGGTAGTGAGAATTTAAAATTTATATAAATTATGAAAACAAAAATTGAACAGTTAATCGCAAAATTAGATATTAATATCAGCGAAAGTAAGTCAGATGATACTTGGATGAAAGGCAGAATATCTGCATTTAAGGGAGTTAGAAAAGAGTTGAAAGAAATTTTAAATGAAGCTACCGTAGAGCAAGTTGTATGTTGCCAAACGTGTATATGGGACAAAGACACAAGTTATATATCTTGTAATAAATGTATTAATTATAGTGATCATAAGGCAATATAAACGAAGCGTAATTTTGCCTAACATAAGATAGACCATATATACAGTTGTATAAAACTAATGTAAATATCTAACAATATGAATGATGTAATGAGAATTAATGAGGTAATAAGAGTAAGTTCAAGTGAAATAGTTGAGCAGATTTTATACAGTTGTATAGACAAATTAAATCTTATAGACGTACATACTTATTGTTTAAAATATGGTTGTAAGCGTGATAATATTTATAAGAAAATAAAGTACGGAAAAATAAACTCAGTTGTAATTGAAAGAAAATATTATATCATTCAAGGAAGATAATTAGTAACATTGTTTAAAATAATTTAATAACATAGTATTGTTTGTTGTTATAATTTGTTATATTTGTAACAAAAATTTACTATGTATTTACGTCAAGAGGACTATTCAAGTCTTATTAAGTCTGAAAATCTGACTGTTATACAGGAAAAAGAAAGTTACAGAATAGAATCAGAAGCTGCGGCAATTGAAGAAATAAGTTCATATCTACGTCACCGATACGCTACTGAATTAATCTTTAAAGATATTGTTCAATTTAAAGACAGTAACATACCAAATAATTATTCTACATCAAGTACATATACAATTGGTGAAAAGGTTGTTTATGGTAACAACCGTTACATTTGTATTCAGGATATTGTTACTCCTGAATCATTTACATTATCAAACTGGAATAAAATAATAACAGAAAACACATTTGTTATTGGTGATTTAATCGAATATACAGAACCATCACACATTGCAACAAAAACATATTTATTGAGCGATAGGGTTGAATATAAAGGAAACATTTATTCATGTATAACACCAGTCACAATTGCTTCGGTATTCGACAGTGCAAAATGGAAATATATTTGTGAAGATAAAACATTGTTTCACGTTTTGCAAAGTGTTACAAATAAATATCCTGATGAATATATTGCTACATATACATCACAAAATTACATAACAAATGTTGATAACATTACAGGTTGGAATAAATCAACCGTAATATTATACTGTAAAAAAACTGCAATAGGTTCAATATCATTTTACAGTTCAGATGTAGACAGGCAAGCTGGACAAAATGCAATAACATCAATCAGTTATAGTGAAGCAGGTTTAATGTTACCATTATCAGTTGAAATTTCAAGTTCATCAACTTTATCAGGCTGGGTAACAATTACAGACTTCGCAACAACTGGCACAGACTGGCAAATTGAATTATCACAGGCTTTTGTTATGGGTGATAATCGTAATGCTAAAATTCGCAACGTAACAATGGACGTTTCATTGTTTGAACTACATAAACGAATAAATCCACGTAACATTCCAGAATTAAGAATAATTGCAAAAGATGATGCTATTTCATGGCTCACTAAAGTTGCAAAAGGGATTCTCGTTGTTGATTTACCGTTACGAGCAAATAAATCTGATGGCTTAATGATTGAATCAGGAAATGACATACCAATTTATTAAACACATAACAAATGAAACTATTTGGTTATAACATAAGTCAGATTTCAAACGTTGATAAAAAACAAAATGAACGTGAACGTATAACAACGTCTGTAACAGAGGTTCAAACTTTTCGTGAAACTGAAACTATAACAAAATGGCGTGCTGCAATTGGTGATGCTGAAAAAATAACACCAAATTTATTACCGTTGTTACGACAATATAATGAAACGTTATTAGATGCACATGTACAGGCTGTTATAGGTACAAGGGTAAACAAATTATTATCAACTGAATGGTGTTTACGTGATGCAAATGGTGATATTGACGAAATAGCAACTGACTTAATAAACAAAAAATGGTTTCAACAAGTTCGCAAATATATAAACGAAGCAGTTTATTATGGTTTTAGTTTAATTCAATTAGGTTCAATTATTAATGATGAATTTTCAGACGTAACATTAGTTCCACGCATTAACGTAGTACCTAAATTGAAGGGTGTTATGAAATCGGCATCATCTTCATTTGATGAAAAAGATTTATTGTTATTTAAAGAAAAGCCATATAATTTTTACACAATATTTGCAGATACTCAAACATTGGGTTTATTGTTACAAATAACACCACATGCAATTTGGAAAAAGAATGCAATAGGTTTCTGGGCTAGATATTTAGAATTATTTGGAATGCCTGTACGTATTGGAAAAACAGATATTGCAGACAAAGAACGTAGAGCTAACATGAGTAACATGCTGAAAAATATGTCATCAGCAGCATGGGCAACATTTGACAGAAACGACACAATAGAATTTGTGCAAAATAGCGGGAATGCTTCAACTGGTAACACTACGTTCAATGACATGACACAATTTAACAATGCAGAAATAAGCAAAGTTGTTTTGGGTCAAACAATGACAACTGATAACGGTTCGTCAAGAAGTCAGGCAGAAGTTCATGAAAGAGTTGCAGACATTTATTTACAGGCTGACCAGCATTTTGAGGAATCAACAATGAATACAGAAGTTTTGCCGTTGTTAGAATTTCACAGATTAATTCCAGCAGGCTTGCGTTTTGAACATTTAAATTATGAATCAATGGAAATAAAAATTCAAAAGATTCAAGCATTAAAAGAAATGGTTGCAGCAGGTTTTATAATCGACCCATTATTTGCAGAACAATATACAGGAATAGATATTGCAGGCGTTGGTGAAGTATTAGACCCAAAGAAGATTGAAAAACCTGATAACAATAGTGTAATGAAAATGGTTCATGATTTATATAAAAATTACATAAAAGAATAACAAATGTCAAGAACAATAAAACAAATCTATGATGAAATAATTGTTGAAAAACAAACTTTTGCATCACTTGACGCTTTAGTGCCAAATCCTGACACTTCCCAAACTTTTTTAAGTGACTTATCAAGCACTTCAAAAGTTGCTGTATGGCGGTTGTTATGTTGGTTGATGTCATTTGCAATATGGACACACGAACAAATATTTGACCAGCATGTTATCGAAATAGAACAACGAGCAAATGAAATAATTGGTGGAACAACACGTTGGTATAAAAATCAAGCATTATTATTTCAACTTGGTTTTCCTTTGTTATGGGATGGGGATAAATACGTTTATAACGATACAACGTCACAAAATGCAGTAACTGCTAAAATAGTGACACAGTCAGCATGTACCGAAGTCAATAATCAAGTTTTATTAAAAGTTGCTAAAGGTGTTTTGGGTTCATTTGCTGGATTAAGTGCAAGTGAAAAACTGGCTTTTGATAATTACATTGCACGAATTAAATATGCTGGTGTAGATGTGCAAACAATAAGCACAGTACCAGATTTATTAATAATAGCATATACGATTGAATATGACCCATTAGTTTTGGATTCAACAGGTTTATTGTTATCAGATTTAACAACGTATCCAGTTGCGGTTGCAATAAATGAATATATTCAACAATTGCCGTTTAATTCTGATTTAAGAATAATTAAATTAACCGATGCAATACAAAATGCACAGGGTGTTATAAATTGCATTTGTACCGATGCTCAAGGTTCAAGCAATAGTGGAGCAAGTTATGTTAATATTCTCATAACATCTAAGCAGATTTACACAGCTTATTCAGGTTATATGTTAAGTTCGGGAACAACGTTAAATTATATCGCAGGATGAATTTATTAATAAACTATAACAACGTAGTCAGTAATTTAGTTCCGTATTTTTTACGTAAACCTAATTTAATTAAATTTATTTATTCAACAATAAAGCCATTAATCAAACTACATAACAATCCAATTATAGTTGTTATGAATTTCGGTCAATCAAACAAATCCTTTTATCAATGGTATTTATTTATTAAAAATCATTTACGTTTTAATTCACAAATAATTTATTTAGAAAAATATCTTAATTCCGTTTATTATTCTGCAACGATTGAACCTGATTTTGTAGTTGGTCAAACATGGCAAGACTTATATAAGATTTGGATATTAGACATCGCATCAACAAAAAATAACTATGTGTTTAATGTTATAGAAGCAAAGCCTGAAAAATATCTTTATAACAATACAGAAACACAAAGCACTTATTTTTTCAATAACAGTGAATTTAATGGAACTGATTTTATTGTAAGAGTTCCATCAACATTATCTTTTGATTTAACACTGATGACAAGTAGAATAAATCAATACAAATTAGCAAGTAAAACATTTATAATAACAACATACTGATATGAACGTACTTCGCACTATCGATGAAGGGGGATTTCCTTTCAAACTTGATGATTTAAGATTTGTTTTCGGTCAAGAAACTTATTCAAATTCGGGTGGTTTGTATAATGTTCTTTCAAAGATGTTACTAACATTAGGCACTGATTTCATTGTGTATGGTTGTGAAAATCTTGGTGCAGGAATTTGCGGTGAAGGTTTGATAATGCTTAACGGTCAATTGTTATTTGTCGATGAACATACAACAACAGATGTTTATTTTACAAAAGTAACAACATATCATGCAGACGGTTTAAAGACGTTTCAA